AAATTAAAGTAATAGTCAGACATAGGATGACTAGTGAGTGCTAGCCCAGTTGTCGCCAATAGATGATGCAGCAGTTATAGGTACTCTAAATTTGTAGTATTCACCTGCTCTAGGCGCAGCTTCTACTAACAAAGATGCAACACGGTCAGCTTCAACGGGTAAAACGCTTAGCTGCTGCTCATCATGTACATAAGCACAGCGCGTATAATCAATATTATACGTAAGTCCCGCGTCGTCTAGATTCTGCTGACTAATGACGACCCACCGCTTACTCAGAATGGCTCCTGCTGACTGAAGCAGGTAGTTAAGGGAAGCGTGTTCTGCGCGACAGAAGATTGGACGTCGATCAAGTCCTCGGAGCTGTCCTTTGTTACGTACTTTTTGTTTGACAGCATCGATTAAAGGCTCAAGCCCAGGGATGGCATCGAGGAATTTACGGCGTAACTCACTGCCTAGGTTCTTTTTTTGAGCATCACTTAACTCAGGGTGCAGGCTGTGCCCCAGTTTTTGATCACCAGCACCATAGATAAATGCATAGGTGATGGTTTTGACATCACGACGTGAGCAGCCGACACGATCAGCGTTTTGTTGATGGATATCGCCATTGACGACAACGTCAGCAAAAGCGCCGTCATCGAACCGTGAGAGGTAGTGCCCTAAGGCTCGAAGCTCCAGTCCTTCGAGGTCAGCACCAACCATAACCATTCCAGGGTGAGGAATGAAAAGCTGACGTGCCCACGGTGCGCTAACCACTTGGCCAAGGTTTGGACCACGATGGGCATTTCTGCCTGTCTGAGTGGCTAGAGAACAGCTGTGATGGATGCAGTTGTCATCTTCAACGGTATTGAACCAAGAGTTAGTACCTTCCGACAGCTGACCTAGATGCTTCTGCAGAGTGAGTAGCTTGATGAACATCTCACACTCTTCATGCAGCAGCGCATTGTCCTGCTGAAGAGCTATGTCACGCATCTCAGAAAGTGTCGCTTCATCTACCTTCGGCTTGCCTGTTTCAGTGACACGCGTGAAGCGAGCATCACGGTGAGTCTGCAGTGCCCAGGCAATGTGCTGACGACTGGTCGGATTGAACTCAATGAGCTTCGTCATCGGAGCACCTGAGACGTAGCCGTTCTTTTTGTCAGTCCTTTTGGGCGTGAAGACTTTACCTGGAACGAAACGAAAACGTTGCTGAATTGTGGACTTGAGTTGATCTACTTCAGCATTGAGCTCAGAACGTACACGCTCGGCTGCGTCACGATCAAATCGAAAGCCAGACGCTTCTTGCTCGGCCATGATCCGAGCCATAGTCATTTCAAGTTCTACACAATCAAGCATCATCGTCATCCTCCTTTTTATTGAATCCAAATGCAAGTGATTTCTCTTTGAGTAATCGGTCTGCTCTGGTTTTATGGCCAAGCTTTGCGACGCTTTCCATAATTTTCAACGTATCTTCAGTAGTCGAACCCTTGGGCATTCGGCTGTGAACTTCGTTGAACAATGGAAAGAACGTATCGGAAGCTTCTTTTACTTCTTCAACTGTGAGTGGATCTGATTTTTTAGGTGTTTTGCTCATTTGTTTCCTCGTTAAGTTTGTTCCAATAAGGCTCCCAGTTATGGAAGCGGTAGACGACTCCATCTACGTCTTCTGTTTGTTTGACGTAATCAAGGGGGCACTGATTAAGCCAGTCGTAAAATTCTTTAGGCATAATCTTTCATTCTCCGGAGCATCAGCTCATATAGTTTGAGAGTAACTAGAGTGTCCTGTTCGCAGTACGAGAGCATCTCAGGGGTGTAAACATCCCACGCAGCTTCATGCTTGCCGTAGTCACCTTTGAAGCAGCGGAGTCGGTGACCCCATGCTTCTAGCGAGTGACGTCCATACAAACGTTGCGGCATGCCACCAGGACGCCGCTCATAGTCTCGTTCTTGGATATGTGGATAGAACAATCGGCTAAGGACAAGGGTGTCTACAACTTCTCCTTGATAGTCAAAGTCGTAAGTCTCTTTGATTAAAGGTATGTCATAGCCAGCAATGTTATGTCCGATCAAGATGTCAGCACGCTTAAGTTGCTCAACACCAAGATCGATACTTTGATCGTTGTGGTTATCAAACACTATGGTTTGATCAACATCATTTAGATCTCTGGCAACAATGCAGTGAATGCGTGAGCCTTGACGCAGCAAGCCAGTGCTTTCAAGGTCAAACAGTAAAGTTCGATTCATCGTTTGGTTCTGAATATTTTTCAATGTTGAAATCTGTGCTTTCAACCGGGATTCCCGTGTAGAGGTCTTGGTTTTCGAACTGCTTCTCTTCTTCGTCAAAGCGTGGGGCTTGATCATTTGTCGTAAATCTTTCGTCATTGTTTTCAAAATATGGTTCAATTGCAATTGATAACTCGCGAGCTAGCCGAGCAGCCCTGCGGAATTCATCTTTGTAGTAAGGCTCCCACTCATGAGCAAGAACAACTAGCTTCCGAACACCCATAAGGTGCAGTTGGAATACTGAAGCAGAGAATGGATAACGTGTTGTATAAATAACAGCGCCGGCCATAGTCGTGCCACGCTTAGATGCAGTGGCTATTGCATAGGTTACACAGTCAATTTCAACTTTGCAACTAGCAAGAATACTGCGACCATCGCCAATTATCTCTCGATCTCTAACGACAACGGCTCCACCTGGACTAATTGGATGGGTAGATCCTTTAGCAACAGCTTTAGCAATTTCAATGAAATGTTTTTCTTTGTCTGCAATAAAAGACGGATCTCCAGTAACGATTGGCATCTCACATATTCATACGTTTATTCCTATATTAGGTATGTAATCAACATAGCGCGACTACATAAATGGAATACGAAAACTTCCGAAAAGAATTCATTGAAAACGAGATGTGGGAAAAGCGCAATAAAAAAGGGCCTTGGCTAGAGCTTGCCAATTCTTTTGATGCTGTAAACAGCCCCGCGCACTACACACGTGGAAAGCAAGAGGCTATTGAAATTATTGAAGACGCAATCATTGATGCACCTTCAGTGAAAGCTGGAATGCTGCAAGCTCAGGTGCTGAAATATTTGCTACGTCTGTGGTTAAAAGACAACCCATGTCAAGACGCAGAAAAAGCTGAGTGGTATCTCAAGCGGCTTATTGACAGCTTGAAAGAAGACATCTGACTTATAGCCGGCGTTAGCCGGCCTAGCAGCGTTGGAAGTAGAGATAGTTAGATCCGTTGTCATCAAGCAGCTTTAAAGTCTCATACTCTTGAGTATGGTCTTTAATAATGTCATAGACTTCTTCTGCTTTCAGCACTGAGTGCTTGAAGAACAGAGAGATGCCTTCATTTAGATAAGGAACTTCAGGTACATACCAGGCTTGAGGTACGAGTGCTTCCCAAGGCTCTTCGCAATTAGCAATCCAACTGTTCAGTTCTTCGAGACGCTGAGCAGTTTTTACTATATGAGCTTCGATGGCTTCAGTAGCAGGGATATTGAGTGTGTTCTGATATAGAAGTGCATGCTTCCACATCAACGTGCCATCTCTAACGATCAATCGACAGGGATGAACTGAGTTCCCAGACGGAAGGTTATACAGATATTCCTTAGCTAAATGTTTAGACATCAGACTTGACCTTTATTCTCTTCGTAGAACTCCAAGTCTTTTGCCCAGCTATCGCCAGCAAATTCATTAAAGCAAATACGACCAATATCTCTAAAGGTGTTGTGGAACAATGTGATCTTATCAATGTTCGACATCACCTGATCAAGTGGAGGACCATACACGATGACATTCCAGGTGCTTGGCGACACTGATTCAAACCCTGTGCCAGTAGCTCGTAGCTGCTTGACACGCTTAAAGGGTATACAGAATGGATAGTCGTAGATAGCAGGTGCTGCACGGAGAATTTCTGATGCACTCGTAAAGAATATAAAGCTATCAATGTAGTTATTTCTGTATTCAGAAACAGTTTTATTAAACCAGATTCGATTATTTCTAACAGCACCTTTAGGCGCAACAAACACATTTCCATGCCAATGTTCTTGTAATGGATTTACCTCAATAGAAGATACTGAGGTGGCATCAACTAGGACTTGCTGAACAGGATCGG